GTTAGTAGAAGCGTTCTTGTGTCGCCACCTTTATTCACTACAGTAGTTGGTCCTACATTTACTGAAGCGGCAATAGCCGCGGCTTGTCTTGCGGCTGAATTAGTGGCATCTTGATCTGTTACTTGACTTCTACCAAGTGCTCCACGTAAGTTATTAACACCAGAGTTTAATCTAGCGATAGTTTCCTCATTTAGACTGTCTAAACCTGGTCCAAAATCTATAAGACCTCTTTTATTGCCAAACAGTCTAATAGCAGGACCATTGCCAGTGTCGTATGTGCCACCTCGCATCATTGTGTCCATCATCGTCAGAACAGTACCAATGTCTGACATCATACTACCTAGAGCCGCAGTGCCAGCACCAGCATTTATTTTTTCTAGACCAGAAAAACTACTGATGAAGTTTTTCATAGCACTGCTAAATGCGTCCATTTTTGTTATGATAGAATCGTCTAAATCTTTAAGAGGCTTTAAAGCATCAATCATTCCCTGAAAAGGACTCGATTTCTCAGTTTCATTGCCCCATAGCCAGTTCCATCCTTCTCGAAAAGTGTCACCTATAGAACCAAAGAAACTCGTAACTCCTCCAAGTGCTTGTGCGCCGAAGAATGCCGCCATACCTGCTGATAGAGATAATAAACCTTTTCCGACAGTATCAGCATTAGCCATATCTAAACCAGTGAGTGCTCCAATACCATCACCGAAGTTAGTTAACAGAGTTTTTGTATTCTCTCCGTTTAATCCTATTATATCGCCGACAGCGGCCATTCCTTCAAACGCTAAAAAGAATGCGGCAATTGATGCTCCTAAAGCTGGTATGCCCGCAAACACCATAGCGCCTGCTCCACCTGTTGCGGCTGTGATAGCACCTAGAACTCCACCTGCCCCAACTAGTGCGCCTAAGGTTTTGACTGATTTATCGCTGAGAGAGTCAATCGCTACTCCAAAGTTACTAACTAAGGTCGCAATTGATGAGCCGTCTGACCCTAATGCGGCAACACCTGCATCTCCTAGAGCAAATGCGCCCATGAATGCTACAATCGATGCGGCTAAAGCTCCAGCTCCTAAAACAAACTTAGCTTTCATGCTTTCGCTTGTTATTGCGCCTAATGCCCCACCTGCCGCTAACAGAGTACCTAGTGTAGCAACGGATTTAGTGTCTAGTGATCCAACAGCCGCAGAGAATCCAGTCATCAATTTCTGTACGTTGCTGAAATCCGCACTCGCACCTAATGCTAAAGCACCTGCTCCAACAAGATCAGTAGCGGCAAACCCTGCCATCAATGCTACCATTCCTGCACTAATCGCAAATAAACCTTTAGCTAGTGATTTTGCTTTCAGTGGAGAGTATCCAACAATCGCACCACCTGCCATCAATGCGCTAAGTGCCGCTACAGCTGGAAGAGTCAATGATCCTATAGCTGATGAGAAGCCTGTAAGCATAGTCTTTACATTATTAAAGTCTAAACTTACTCCTAGGGCACTGGCACCTGCAAACAGAAGATCGCCTGCTAAAAGACCACCTAAGAATCCGCTAATAGCAAGACCCATAAATGCGAGTCCTTTAGCCGCTGATTTACCTCCGCCAAACGCAGACGCTAATGTTGCGCCTCCTAAGAGTGTGCCTAATACTACTAATACTCTCGTATCTAGACCATCAAACATAGTCCGAACACCAGTAACTGCTTTACCTATGGCTCCGAAGTCTAATGAACCACCTAATGCGGTAATTCCTGCAAACAGAAGATCGCCTGCTAAAAGACCACCAAGAAAAGCACTAATAGCAAAGCCCATTGTGCCTAATCCGATAGCACCTTTAGTGCCTCCGATTGCTCCTATTGCAGTGATTGCACCCAATGCCACAAACGCTTTAGGATCCATAACTTTAATAACTTCACTAAATCCTAATGCTGATTTCTTTAGACCCTCAAAGTCCATTCCTTTAGTTTCTTGCATCCAACTTAATGTTTCAGATCCAGCTAGTAAACCACCAAAGAATGTAGGTATTGCTATACCAAGTAGTGCAAGACCGCCTACTCCTTTCATTGCACCCATAGCAAGACCGCCTAGTCCTGCTATACCAGCTAATCCTAAACCTCCAATACCACCGCCACTACCACCAGCGGCAGCTGGGCTAGTAGGAGCACTAGCCGCAGCCGATAAGGCTGCCGCTTGAGAGTCTGCTTGTGATTGCGCTAAATTTCTTCTTCGCTCTGCGTTTCTGAGTTCATTAGTCTGTAGGTTAAAGGTATCTGTAAGTAATCTAGTTTGATTTTTAAGGGAATCACGCATAGAATGTAACGCTGGAGTAATTTGATCCAGAGTCTCTTTAGATAGATTTACTACTTGTGGTTTCCTAGCCATCTTACTTTACCTTATTTACTAATAGCTTCTTTTGCATAGAATGCCGCTACGATAGCCGCAACTGATACAAAGTATGTTGGTGCCATATCGCCTAGTGTTGCCTGTGCTTGATCTAGACCAATTGCACTTGCAATTACTACAGCAAATGGATATAATAGCATGCCACCTAAGGCAAACCAAGCCATGTTACGCTGTGCGTCCTGCTTCTTATCTTCATTCTCTAGCATAATCATTCGTTCTTGCATATCAAGTTCCTCATCTGTGATGATACCATCACCATCCATGTCTGCTGATTCTAATTTAGAACCGTTTTGTAATTTCTTCGCCATGTTAGCTCCTAGCAACGTTTATTGTTTTGTCGATTCTATAAATTCAATTAACATGTCCATGTACAAGTCACGTTCATAGGGCATTAAGTTTTCTATATCCCCTATACTATATTTATGATGTTGAGCCAGTGAAAAGACGTTTTTATAGTATGCCATAAGATTATTATGGCTCAACATTATGTAAAAAAAGAGTCCATACCCTCCACTACAAATTGCTTCGCTTTGCCCTTACTATCTTTATAGTCAATTACGTGTCTCAGCTTAGGCATAGTCACATAAAAATTTTGAATATCTTCTACAACTGAAGTTGTAAATCCGTCTACAAAATCTGTAATCTCTTCTGATGAAAAATCTGAGAACTTAAACACTTCATCAGATGATTGATCTACTAGAAGTTCGATGCACGAAACCATTGTAGCGAACATTTGCTCAGTTGATCCCTCTTCAATAGACTGCATCTGTCTGACTTCTTCTAATGTGGGATATCGCATCATCATGTAATACTGATCGTTAATATTGATCTTTTTAGTGTGTTCGTCATTAAACTGGACTTTAACGTCATTTATATCGATGATAGTATCAATCTTTTCTCCTGTGTCCTCATCTTCGAATCCAAAGGCAATCTCATTATTGACTGACTTTGCTCTAATGTTTAAGATGATGTATTCTAAATCAAACACTGATAGTGTATCTACGTCAACATCTGACATACAGTTGTTGATCACTTGCTTGATTGATAAGATGATCTGATCCATGTCCTTCGACTCTTGTGCAATCATAAGAATTTTCTCTTCTTTGACTGTAAAGGGTCTGTACTTCGCCTTTTTGGTAGTAGACGGAATCTCAAGTTCAAATAATGGTTGATCAATTTTTGGTAGTGCCATGTTATACTCCTATTGTATAATAATAATTAAAATGATTTCAAAATTGTAGAGACATTCGATACCTGATTAATAGCGTCTTGAATGTTTCTGGGTCTCTTCAAACCTCGAATCGCTTGTGTAAATGTATTTATAGACGATAGATAAGAGAGTAGTCCATTTGCTCCACTCGCTCCTGATATGACGTTACCTGTCTTAGCACCGCTAACTTTGAGTTCATCATACGTAAATCCGACAGGCAAGGTCATAATTTCTCCATTTGCTTCCCATGCTTCAGTAATATTGCCTACCTGAATGGGATATGCGCCTGACATTTTATAAGTGTATGTGATGCTCTCTGACTGAAACGAGTATACGATTATCTCTATAGTAGTTGCGTAGTCTCTCTTATATCCCATCTCGAATGGTAGCGCACCATCAACTTCAGATATTGGTCCAGCAGACGTATCATAGTTGATGACCTTCTGCATCCATCGATGAAAAAACTTCATAACAGCAAAGTTGCTATCTACCATAAACACGGTAGGAAGAACGGGAAACTGCATAGACTGTGGTCGTCTGGTAATAGCACCAAACGATTGCTTCTGGTAGTCAACAGTTTGCACATCTAATTCGGGTAGAGTAACAGTTCTACAAAAGAATTCTAATTCTCTTGCTAAGTTTAGACTTGTAGAGTTATCTTCGTTATCATTGCCATCTGAGATTCCAGTGAATCCTGGTGGTGGTAAGATGCGTACAAGAAACAGATTGGGTTGTGCTAATCCATGCTTATTGATCTGTGATGAGAACTCATTGATATTAAATGCCATGTCTTTATCCTATGTTTTTTCTGGTATCTGCCCAGACTTGTGTTTTTGATGCTCCTTGGAATCGTTCTGTTGGCAAAAATAGAGCAACGTCCCACTCAGACGGGTAGATATACATGAATCTACTTCTAAGTTGAGAGGTCAAATATCTTTTAACGCAAGGTTTGAACCCCTTATATTTAGCCGCATTATCTAATAGTTTATAATTAATCTTAAGACGGGTTGACTCATCATATCTCTGATTGGTTGCTGTATCATACAAAGCGTCCATGAGTTTAGCACGTAGCGTAAGAGGTAAGTAATGCATGTTGAGTCCGTAAAAACCACCTGCTACTTTTTTGAATGGAAATACCAGAGGCATTCTATCGAAATATGGTAGTGTATCTTTAGTCTTTGCATCATAATAGTACATGTACATCTGACCAACAAGAGGTCGAGCAGTCAATCTATCAGCGTCACCCTTCATGAGTTTACTATCGTTTACTCTTCGATATTCTTTAGCAGTGTCACGATACCAAGTCCGAGCCGCTTGAGTACGTGCGGGTACTTGTCCTGTTCGAACACCTTTAGTTAGAATTTCATCAAAGAGAGTTGCCATTAGAGTACTACCACACCTTCTGCGATTAATCTTTCACGATTAACAAGATGAGCCGCATCGACATCATCTTTATTACCACCAAAATAAGCAACTGCATGACCCTCATCAATGAGAACCTCAGTCACTCTACGATCATCGTCTAGAATAAAGTCACCTAGAATACGACCAAACTTGCCCTTCATGTCTTCGCCCTTCTTAGACACTTCAGTCTTCAGAATTGCACCATCTTTGAGTAATTCTTTTAGCTTTGCTTTAGATGCTAGACCAAACTTCTTCTCTACCTTATCACGTGTTCGTGATTCGGGGGTGTCGATACCCATAATTCTGACACGCTCTTTTCTCAGCCACACGCCAAAGCCTAGATCGATGTCTACATCTACCGTATCACCGTCTATTACTCTTAATACTTTACATTTATACTCGTACATCTATTTCTTCTCCATAAAACAGTTGCGTTGGGTTGTTTTATTGATTGATTGTTGTGCCCAGTCCAACTCCTGGATTATTCTATTATACCACTTAGAGTCTATCTCACTATTATGAGGGTTATCTCGCTCAACTGCTAATTGCTCCATTCTCATTGAGATGTATCCAGCAGCCGCTTTAGCTTTTCTTGCTTCAGATCGTTGTGTCTGAGCATCGATAATGTGTTTCTTAGTCGGTGTTAGACACTCGACATTGTTTCCTTTATAGTTCATATCATTTTATCCCTAAATGGTCTTCGTGCATTATTTGAAACTTCCATCCCTTATCTAAACAAAACTCTCGGGCAGCATCCCATTTAGCTTGATTTACTCCCCATGTCTTCACCTCATTAATATACTTTTTCGTTGGCTTACTGCCATTTCTTTTCACGATAGGAGGTACAGTCTGATACTTAGGCTTGACCTCTATCAATATCTTTTCTTTCTTCTTATCTTTATTTATCTGTTCTACGTAGAAGTCTGGAAAGTATCTGTGCAATCTCCCATCGATTGGACTCTTATAGGGTATAACAACTTCTTCGCTTGCCCATTTCACTACATGTGGGTGTCTGTCTAAATAAGACATAAGCTTCAGTTCCCAGTGTGATCTATAGATAACATTTGTAGGATCACCCAGATATTTTGAAGGGTTTCTTGGTCGAAATTTTCCTTGATAAGCCATGTGAACTCATATAAATAATTGTAATTAGTCTAACTTAGTATTTATACAGGGCATAAGAATAGCATGAATAATCAAACCGTCAAGCCAGCAGCCGCTGTTACCGAACAAAGAAAGCATAACTTAAATAATAATTTAGGTCTGTACTTTCCGCATGATATCGGTCATCACGCTATGATACTTAATTTCAAAAACTATCAATATGGTGGTAGCTCTCATATGCAAGAGGTCAGCAATGACAGTATTATTCTACCTCTACCTAAAAACTTACAAGACAATTTAAACGTTAAAGTCGGTGCAGATGAACTGGGTATTACAGGAGCATTGGCAGCTGGTGCCACACAAGGTGCAGGAGAATTAGCGAGCGACACATCGACAATAAACACTAAATTAAAAAATATGTTCGGACAAGGAAAAGATGAAGCAGGACAACTCGCCGCAATTGATAGCTTATCTGAAGTATTGAATAAAGGTATTGACTCAGGACTATTTCTTGCAAGAGCAGGTTTAGGTGGTATTGCACCAGATATCGCAAAGGGTATGGGTGCAGGACAAGGCACTGCAATTAATCCATATGCAACTCTTGTATTTAGTGGTGTTGATTTAAAGGTACACACATTCGAGTGGCTATTATCGCCTGATACACCACAAGAAGCAGAGACATTACGAAAGATTATTCGAACAATTCAGCGTCATGTGACTCCAGAAATGGATGGGGTAATAGGAGAAGGCGTGAGCAAATCAACACTTGGCAGAGGACTATTAAAGTATCCAGCAATGGTTGATTGTTTCTTTCATGGTATTAATCAGAACTTTTTTTACAGATTAAAGACATGTATGGTATCACAATTTAATGTTGACTATACTCCAAACGGTATTGCATTAAATAAAGGCGGTAAGCCTAGTGCAGTGAGAATTAATATGATTATGACAGAAGCCGCTATTCACACTAAGGCAGACTATCAGCCAGATGATATGATATCAGTTGAAGCATTACCCGAGCGAGATGAAGGTGACGCTACTCCGGCTGAAGAAAATGCCACAGTTGTTGGAAAAACAGATTTAGAAATTATCACTGATTTAGGCGACAAAGTACCAGCGAATCAGGGAGCCGAATAATGAGCTATTTTAATAAATTCCCTCTGACAAAAAGAAATGATGGCAACTCTGTTGTAGATATTACTCGCAAGGGTAAATTAAAAGTATCGAACAGTGGTACAGCATATCTACCTTATACAGTAAAAGAAGGCGAGAAGCCAGAAGATGTTGCCTTTTATTATTATGGCGATCCAGAATTAGCATGGTTAGTGCTATCAGTCAACGATATTGTTGATCCCTACACGCATTGGCCTAAGACTCAATCAGCATTTGATGACTATATCATGAAACAATACGAGGCACAATCAGGTGTCACTGGTCGAGCAGTCATTGAGTGGACTCAGAACAAAACAATTAATACAAATATTAAATGGTATGAGAGCAAATACAACCAGAACGTAAGAATTAATCATAAGACCTTCTCTGCATCACCTCAACCAGACCCAGCATTTAATGCTAATGAGTGGGCACCTATTCGTATTTATGACTATGAATTTAGATTAAACGAAGAAAGGCGCCAGATCCAATTATTTAATCTTGCCTATATGGGTGAGATAGCGAATTTATTAGAGCGAAGATTAAATGGCAAGTAATCAACCTGCTACTCAAGCGGGACACTATGAACTTATTTCATTTAAAATAAGACCGATGAGTGCTTCGGCTAAGGATGGTATTGAATTAAGTCAAACCATTACTCAGTGGCAGATCAGTGAGAGTATGTTCCGTACCAATATTAATGGCTCTGCTAATATATTAGACTCAGAAGGCATCATGCGGACTCTACCTATTATTGGTGAAGAGATCATTACAATTGAGTGGAAAGATTTCTATGGTAATATCGCAAAGAAACAATTCTTTTCTTATGGTGCTAATGATCTAGGACCTCATGATAATAAAGATGACATGCTATCGTATCGAATTAATTTCACATCAATCGAACATTTAACTGCTCATCAAGGTGAAGTTCGACAATCATTTGCGAATCAACCCATCTCAGATATGGTACAATCAGTATTCGATACCTATTTTAATACATCATCAAAGACAATCGAAGTCGAACCCACTGTGGGGAATCAGACCTATGCAATTCCGAGCCTAACGCCCGCCGCCACGATGAGTTTCCTCGCCAGAAAAGCCTACGGCGGTGAGAGTTCTACAAACAATTATATGTTCTTCGAGACAAAAGAAAACTTTTATTTCTGTACACCTGAATACCTGTATGAGAAATACAAAGATAAAGTAGAAAGCGAAAAGGCATTAGAGGAGAATAATCTTTTATTCTACACAGCAAAGATCGCTGATGACAATACACCTAATGGTCAGCTAAGAAATCAACAGACAGTCGCAGGCATTACATACGGAGACCCATCTAATACATTAAATGAGATCAGTGAAGGGCAGTATAAGACATCAATGCTAGAGATAGACATATTAAATCGCACAACATCGAGGACAATTACTCAACTCGAGGATATATTAGACAATATGCCTATAGATGAGTTGAAGATACCTCATAGCAGTGACTTTTTATCGAACCAAATGCCTGTGATAGACGAAGTATACGCAATAAAAGACTATAATGTACCAGGACAAGAGAGAGGAATCAATCGCCATTATCCTTTTTATCGAGAGGTAATTAATTCAAAGAAATTATTTATGAACTCAATGACTAAAAACGCTATTAATTGCTCTATCAAGGGGCGAAATCCGTTGATTCCAGGAATGGTTATTTTTTTAATGGTGTCTGTTGTTGAAGTTGGTGAATCGAAAGGTCCAGATGTACAGCGAGATGGGCTTTATATGGTGACAGATATAACGAACCTCTTTGAAGAGGACGACTTCACGCAGATCATAAGCTTGACAAAGGGCGGCCTATCTGATACGAACGACCGTGCCTTATTTAGGGAGAAGAGATAGTGGCTGGATTTAGAAACCTATTGTGGTTCGTGGGAGTCGTAGAAGACCGTCAAGATGCCACTAACGATGGGCGTGTGAAGATACGAGCGTTTGGCATTCATACAGAAGACAAGCAAGCAATGCCTACTGCTGATTTGCCCTGGGCGATTGTGCTTGATGGCTCATATGGTGGTGTGCAGAAGATACCTGAAGTGGGAGACTGGTGCTTTGGATTCTTTATGGATGGTGACGATGCTCAACACCCTATGGTAATGGGAAGAGTACCTGGTGTCAATCTACAATTACCTCCTGAAGCTGGTGCGCCTAGTGAAGCTAACTATGTGCCTGTTGAGTCTATACCTAAGTATGGTAAGCCTCCTTTACATAGACATCTAGGTGGTGAAGATGCTCAGTTAGGACAGGGACCATTACAAGCCGCAGCCGTGAAGAATGGTATTGAGAGTGCAATTGAAGGCGAAGACTGGTCTGAACCACCTATTATAGCACCAGAAAAGAATCTTGACAATACAGTTTATACCAGTAAGAATGATAATAACTATGTTGTATTAAGTGATAGTAGAGAAGGAGATGGGACGTATATCCTTATATCCCATGCCTCTGGTTCTGCTATACAAATTGATTCACAAGGAACGATACTTGTCAAGTCTTTTGGAGACACTTATAATAGTTCCGAAGGCTATACAATGAACCGTACTGAGTTAGACTCTCATACGAATGTCGGGGGTGACTGGGCTGTTAAAGTCGAAAGAGGCTCTGGTAAGATATGGATTAATGGTGATCTAGACATCGAGTGTGAGAACTTTAATGTGACCGCAAGAGGATCTGCGAATATTAATGCTGCCGCTGGTACGAACATCTCTGGTGGTAAAGTAGGACTCTTTGCGACTTCAGATGATATTAACTTAGCCGCTAATGCGAACATCAAGATGAAAGCTGGTACTGCCTTAAACTTTGGTGGTATCTATGGACAAGCATTATTTGGTGATGTACATCTTGACAGCTATAAGATGAATCTGTATAGTAGTGCATATACAAAGATACATAGCACAGGTATACCCGCTGTGTCAACACAAACTTTACCTTTTCCTGATGTGGGTCATCTGGGGATCGACATTAATAGTACGACATCTTTGCGTATGAACTCTCTTACTACAATGAATATTAATGCGCTGGGTGCGCTTGGAATCAACGCAGGAGCTGCCTTAGGTCTCAAGTCTGTTGGTACAATGGACTTATCATCGGGTGCACAGCTAGGTATAGGAGCAGGTGCACTTGTGAATATCGACGGTACTCTTGTGAATATTGGTAGTGGTACAGCCTCTGCAACGAGTGGATTAGCCACTGGTACTGTGACAGCATCATTAGCACCACAGCTAGTTCAATCTGGTACGGCTACAATACCTCCTTTAAGTATAACAGAGATTGCTACTGTTGTCAACCCTGGAGATATACCTGCGAGTCGTGTGCCTATAGGACATACTACAAACGCTAACTTTAGAACAAGAAGACCACCAACTGCTACGAGTCGTATGAGTGACGATACGGCAGACGGCGCACAATAGGAATAGAACTATGACAGCTTTATGTGAATCAACTACACCACTTGCTTCGAGATTCGATAGCACACTTCTTAACATATCGTCTGATGTGTTTAAGGAGATTGATGACTATACACGCCTCGTAGACCTGAATGCCAATCCTATCGAGCAGTTAAATCGTCAAACAGTTGTAGATTTAACAAATAAAACGAATAATTTACTTGACAACATAGATATATCCAATTATAATACACTTAGTGATAGACATTCACAAGGTCCGTTAACGTTTGTTGAGATAGCTGACTTTATTGTATCGAACAATCAGGACATCGATGGCATATTCAATGCTGTGAGTGCTTGGTCTCCTGCTGTAATGGGTAACGATCTATCAGCGCCTCTGGACTCTTATCTTGGAGACCTTGACTATTATCTGAATACGAATCTAGGCAAGTCTATATCAAGTGGGCTCTGTGGAGCATTTACGAATATCTTTGCTCAACTCGGTGGACTCTTTACTCTCATCTCTACTGCACAAGAATTAATCGCTGATATCAAGAACTTAGCAGAGAAAGATCCTGTCAAGCTTGCGAAGTCGTTGACTCTGACTGCTGTATTGAAGAAGATTAAGGATACCGTACTAGAGATCGTTGATAAAGTCATTGCACAGTTAATGAAACAAGTACAGGGTGTGATAGACAGTGTAGTGGGCATGGCAGGTGAACTTAAATGTGCCGCTCAGTCTGCGTTTAATCATATACAACAAGCCGCTGATCAGATCAAAGAGTTCTTTGATGAAGTCAATAAAGACGGATTGAAGAAGTCTCTAGAAAAGTTTATGGCTAAAATGGTTGCTCAATTCGAAAGATTGACTGCTGAGAACGTAGCACTTATGATGTTTCGCTTCTGCCAACTCACTGAAATCATTCAATCTCTTCTCACAGCACCGGTTGATGGTATTAAGAAACTTGCTTCTGCATTGACAATCGAACAAGCTGCCCTTAAGAGTGCGGGTCTAGTAGAGACAAAGAAAGCAGTGGAAGCTGGTGCATTAAGAATCTCGACAGACGAAAGAGAGAAAGCCATTGCGGCATCGAATGAGAAGATCAACGAAGAGGCACCAAGTCTTGCTGAAGTAGCAGATGGCGCATCGGGTAACTTCGAATGTCCTACGTGTCCTAATAAAGAAGAAATGGAACAAGTTGCTGCCTTAGATGAGAACGGTATACCAGGCAAGTTTACATTCGAGCCACAAGTAATTAATCAGAACGACTTCGAAGGTAAGTATCTCAAGGGCGCTGGTTATAAGAAAGTACAGAAAGAAGTATACTTTAAACTACTTCGTACTATAGCACAAACAGGAACAGAAGTCAAGATTAATTCTGCATATAGATCAGCAG